TCTCAGAGGAAAATGGAAGTAACTTCCAATGCCACCAACCGACACTGAACTTCTGGTCATGGGCGGCACGATCACCGATCTTGCCGCCCTCTTCGGTATGGACCGGAAGGAAGTCCGCAGCCGGATCGGGGATATCCCACCACGCTCTAAGCGTGGCAATCTCGACGTATGGCGAGTGCGGGACGTTGCTCCCCGGCTCGTCAAGATGGACGACAGCATGACCGATATGGTGCGGCGCGTCCTGGCGACGCACCATACCGATCTGCCCAAGATGCTGTCGAAAGAATTCTGGTATGGACAGAACCAACGGCTGAAGTATCTTCAGTCCGTTGGTGAACTATGGGATACCGCCGCCATCGTTGATCTCTGCGGCGAGGTATTCAAGACGTTGCGCCTGTCGCTCATGCTGTCAGCCGACGCGGTCAGCCGTGAAACGGATCTGACGCTGAAGCAGCGGCAGATCATCGAGACGATCATGCACACGGCCCTCAACGATGTCAGGGAGAAATTGGTTGTCCGCCTCAGTGAACTCAGACCAACCTCTCAGGGGAAAGCGTTTACACCGAAAGAAGGTGCAGCCCATAATGGAAATAGTGGGTCAGGTCATGACCCCTGGGGAGGACTCGGCCCCCCTGAAGAAGACGGAGACGACGAATTTTGATACCGTAGAGGACATCCTCATCGGGTTGTCGGAACTGCTGCGACCGCCCGAGCGGATCAAGATTTCCGAAGCCGCCGAGAAGTACGTTTACCTCAACAACCCCGGCTCGTACATCGGGCCGTATCGCAACGACATGGCTCCCTACATGGTAGAGCCGATGGACACCTTGCAGAGTCGAACGATCTCCGCGACCGTATTCGTCGGTCCCGCGCAGAGCGCGAAGACGCAAGGTCTGATCCTCAACTGGCTGGCATACTCGATCAAGGTTGACGGGATGGATATGATTATCTATTCCCCGACTCAATCCGCGTCCCGCGACTTCTCCATGCGGCGTGTTGATCGTATGCACCGGTATTCCCCCGCCCTCGGCGCGATGCGCCTCAAGTCAGCCTCTCACGATAACGTCTACGACAAGCAGTACACCAACGGCATGTTGCTGAACCTCGGCCACCCGTCCGTGACCGAGTTCGCCGGTCGCCCGGTGGGCCGGATCGCCTTGACCGACTATGACCGGATGCCCGACGACGTGGGTGGCGACGGCTCGCCGTTCGACCTCGGCAGCAAGCGAACCACCACCTTCGGCTCGTTCGCCATGACGGTCGCGGAGTCGTCGCCGTCACGCGCCGTGGAAGACACGCGATGGATCGCCAACACGCCGCATGAGGCTCCGCCGTGTAAGGGCATCCTGGCGCTTTACAATCGCGGCGACCGGCGTCGTTGGTACTGGCCATGCCCGCATTGCGGAAGTTACTTCGAAGGGAAGTGGGAGCAACTGGAATGGGACGTGAAATACAGCCCGCTTGCGTCTGCGGAGACTGCTCGCCTCGTTTGTCCCGCGAACGGATGCCGTATCGAGCAAAATCGCCGGTCGGTCATGCAGGAGTGGGGGCTGTGGCTGAAGGACGGCGAAGCCCTCGATCCAAAGAGCGGCAAGGTCTGCGGCCAATCGCTGAGATCATCGACGGCCTCCTTCTGGCTCAACGGAGTGGCCGCGAACTTCACGACATGGACGAACCTCGTCGCGGCGTACCTGACCGCCCTTGGGGATTACGAGAAGACGGGTAGTGAAGACGCGCTGAAGAAATTCTACAACACCGATTTGGGTATGCCGTTCCTGCCTAAGTCGGAAGAGAGCGCGTTGCTGCCGGAGAACCTGATGGCGAGAGCCGAACCGTTCCCGCTCGCGGAAGTTACTTCCGATCAGCGCATCGACCGCATCTGGAACGTCAAGGTCGTGGGCGACATCATCCCAGAACCACAGGTGCCGCCCGATGTGCGGTTCCTCGTGGCGACCGTGGACGTGCAGAACAACCTGTTCTCGGTTCAGGTCCACGGCATCCTCCCCGGAGAGCCGTTCGACATGGTGATCCTCGACCGGTTCCAGATCAGGAAGAGCCAGCGCATGGACGGTCAGAACGAGGCGTTCTGGGTCAAGCCGTCGTCGTACCTCGAAGACTGGAACGAGATCAAGACCGAGGTCATGGATCGAACCTACGAACTGTCGGACGGCAGCGGTCGCCGCATGTCGATCCGTATGACCGGCTGCGACAGCGGCGGTCGAGAAGGCGTCACCACCAACGGCTACAATTTCTACCGGCTGTTGCGTAACAGCGGCGACGCGGCCCGGTTTCATCTGCTGAAGGGCGATCCGTTGCCGACCCGGCCTCGGGCGCACATCCATTTCCCCGACAGCAACCGCAAGGATCGGCTGGCCCCGGCGCGCGGCGACGTGCCGGTGATGTTCCTCAATTCCAACATTCTGAAAGACGCCTTGCGAGGCCGCGTCGAGTGCATGGTCCCCGGCAAGGGAATGCTGCGTTTCGGGCGTTGGCTACCGGACGCCTGGTACAGCGAGATGTGCGTGGAAGTCCGCACCGACAAGGGCTGGACGAACCCGCAGAACCGCCGCAACGAGGCATGGGATTTGGCTTACTACGCCATGGGTGTCTGCGTCAGCCCGCTGATCCGCGTCGAAGGCATCGACTGGACGAACCCGCCCGGATGGGCCTCGGCGTGGGACAGCAACAGTCTGGTAAGCGTTGCGGAAACGCCACGGTTCAAGCCCGCCATACGGGACGAACCGCAGGTTAGTTTCGCTGATTTCGCTCGACGAATGGGGTGAATGCGGCTCTCGGAAGTTACTTCCGAAGGGCCATGTTGCATTCCAATTACACATCGGCTATTGTGCCGTTCTTCTGGGGGCCGTTCGAATGTCAGACACTAGCCTCGATCCTTGTCAGCTATTGCGAGACGCGGATAAAGCCTGGTTCCAACTGAACACAGGCGGTGCTGTGCGTGTGGTCCGTGACCAGAATGGTGAACAGGTCGAATACAGTTCCGCCAATCGGGCGGGTCTGCTGAACATGATCTACGCTTTGCAGGAATTGTGTCCGACCTACAAATCAATCGCGCTGCCGCCCGGTCCCCGACCCATGAAGTATTTCTACTGATGGCGAATGCCGCCCAGATCGTTTTAGACAGCGGCGCGCTGGAAGGCGCTGACAAGTTCAGTCGAGAGACGGCGTTGTGGTCGCCGTCGATGGGTTCGCCGGATCAGGTCATCAACGGCGCGAAGCTGGTAGCCGACGCCAGGGGCCGCGACACCGTTCGCAACAGCGGCATGGCTTACGGCGCGGTCGCGCTGCACAAGGACAGCATCGTCGGCGCGCAGTATCGTCTCAACGCCGCGCCGCACTGGCGTTTTCTGTCCAACTATTCCACGGGTTTCAACGAGGGCTGGGCCGACAACTTTCAACAGATTGTCGAGGCCCGGTTCGGACTGATCGCCGAGAGCGAAATGTGCTGGTTGGACGCCCAAGGCGTCAACACGCTGACCGGGCTTGTCCGGTTGGCCATCGGCGTGTTTCTGATTACCGGCGAAGTCGTCGGTTCGGTCGAGTGGCTGCGTAAACCGAACCGTCCCATCAACACCGCGTTTCAGATGGTCAATGGCGATAGGCTGTCCAACCCCCAAGGGATATCCGATACCCGTTTCCTGAGACGCGGTGTTGAGCGTGATGCCAATGGTCAGGCCCTCGCGTACAACTTTCGCATGGGCGACCTCTACGATGTCTACCCGGATAATCTCGCCTGGATGTGGGAGCGCGTGCCCGCTGAGAAGCCGTGGGGCCGCAAGCAGGTCATCCACATCATCGAGCAAGGGATGATGGATCAGACCCGTGGCATATCCGACATGGTCGCTACGCTGAAGAACATGCGTATGACCAAGAAGTTCGCGGAAGTGACGCTGCAAAACGCGGTCATCAACGCGACCTACGCCGCCGCCATTGAGTCGGAACTTCCCAACGACATGGTGGCGGCGGCGCTTGGCCAGACGGCGGGCGACACAAGCGCCGGAATGCTCGGCGTTTATCGCACCTACATGGGTGCCCTGAGCGAGTATCTCGACGCCGCGAATAACATTCGCATCGACGGTGCGATGATCCCTCACCTTTTCCCCGGAACTAAACTCAACATGCAACCGGCCAAGACGACCGGTGGGATCGGCACGTCTTTCGAGGAAAGTCTGCTGCGCCATACCGCCGCGTCGCTTGGCCTCTCCTACGAAGAGTTCTCTCGCGACTTCAGCAAGACGAACTATTCGAGCGGCAAGGCCGCGATGGGTGTGTCGCAGAGGTTCATGGCTTCACGCAAGAAGCATGTGGCCGACAGGCTGGCGTCCGATATCTACGCTCTGGTGCTGGAAGAAGAAATGGCCAACGGTAACGTGCCGTTGCCTCGCGGCATGACGCGCGACGTTTTCTATCGCGACAATGGTCTGGCCAAGGAAGCGTTCACGCGCTGTCAGTGGATCGGTTCCGGTGCCGGTCAGGTCGATGAACTGCGCGAGACACAGGCGGCGATGCTACGCATCGCTGGCGGCATCTCCACCTACGAGCGCGAGTGTTCCAGGCTCGGCATCGACTGGCGTGAACTCTTCGAGCAATGCGCGCGTGAGCGCAAGCTGATGGATACCTACGGGTTGACCTTCGACACCACGACGAAGAAGCCTACCGGCGATCCGGCGATAGACGCGACCAATCAGACAGGCTCCCAGCCCGCCCAGGCAGCGGCATGACCTCATTTTTGGAAGTTACTTCCGATGGATGATCCCCTCGACGCCCAACTTCCACTGATGCACAGCGGGATGAGTATCGCACTTCGCGATACCTACACCGCTGACGACAGCATTTGGGTGCCGCTTGAATACGGCGGCGTCAGTTGCAGGGCGAACGCGCTTGGCGACCTCCCGGCCCATGCCCGTATTCCTCTGCTCTACGGCGGGGTGGTCCTGTCGCCAGCCGATGTCACAGCCGCCAATACCAACCTGAATATGCTGTCGCTGGAAGACGGTTCCGGTTCATGGGAGTGGGAAACCGGGGATGAAATTGAGTGGCCCGGTGAAGGGGGAACTCCCTGATGCCGAACGTCTCCATCCTCAAGGCTTCGACCGTCGTCAATCCTGACGGGACGTTCTATCTCCCGCTCGCCAAGGTCGCGGACAAGGGCGCATACAAGGCCAACTTGCCGTTGCCAGCCGATACCGTGCCGTTGATGAACGAGGACGTGCCTTCGCCAGGTACCAGTATGACGTGGGCGAGAGCGGACCATATCCATCCGGCCAACACGTCCATGCTCGCGACGATGAAGTCGTACGTGGACGCGCAGAACAACGCGCTACAGGAACAGATCTCATCTCTGGCGCAGAACCTTCGGTTCATCGGTCAGGCCGATGTGGTGGCTGACAGCACGAGGTTCACGTCAGGGTCCGGCATCACGCCGTCGCCGGGGCCGTTGCCCGCCGCCTCGTCGGCCATGACCGGCTTCTACGTCATCGTTGTTGTCGCGGGCCGACCGCCAGCCGGTTCGCACATGCCAGCGGACGACTACGCGATGCACGATTGGATCGTGTGCGACGGCGTGAATTGGCAGCGGCTTGACGTGGGGGCCACGGCGTCAACCGCGTCCACGACTTCGGTCATGCCCGTGATTGACGGCATGGACGACGTGCAAGAGGTTCTGGAAACCCTCTACGAGGCCATGCCGTTACCGTCGAACGTGGTGCCGTTGATGGACGGCCTCGGTTCGGTCGGAACCGCCATTGAGTTTTCAAGGGAAGACCACAAGCATCCATCCGACACGTCGCGCTACGCGGCCAGCAACCCGGCTGGCTACGTCGATCCCGCTGGCGCGGCGGCGGCGGCTCCGGTGCAATCGGTGGCGACGAGGACCGGCGCGGTAACGCTGACGCATACCGACATCACCGATTGGGCGACGACGCTCGGTCAGTACGCGCTCATCAGTTCCGTGCCACAGGCGTCCTCGACGCCGCCAGCCATGAACGGCACGGTGGCTGTCGGTACCGGTACGACGTGGTCCAGAGGCGACCACGTACATCCGGCTGACACGTCGCGCTACGCGGCTAGTAACCCGGCTGGCTACCAGACGGCGGCACAGGTGACGACGACGCTCGGGTCGTATGCGTTGACCAGTTCCGTACCGGCGGCGTCCTCCACCGCGCCTTTGGCCAGTGCCAACGCCGCCGCTGTCGGCACCGGTACGACGTGGGCGCGAGGGGATCATGTGCATCCGATGCGTCCCGGCGTGACGGATGGTTCCGATGCTCCGGCTGGTCAGGTCGGTGAATACCTGAATGCACAGGTTCTTAGCACCGCGCCCATCGCCCTGGTCACGACGGTTGACAAGGGCATCATCGCGCTGTCGATCCCGGCTGGCGATTGGGACGTGTGGGGCGCGGTCGGCTTCACCTTGACCGGTAACAACAGCAACACCGTGTTGAAGGGCTGGTTGAACATCACGGGCGCGGCCACCGCGCCGTCGCTCGATCAGATGGGCGGGCAGTCGGCTATCTCGGCGGCGAACACCATCACCACGGTCATTTTGCCGCTGACACCGATCCGGGTATCGAAGTCCGTAGCGGGCAATGTCCAGTTGGGCGCTACATGCGGCTTCAGCAATTCCATTGGTGCCTGGGGCCGTATCATGGCCAGGAGACGCAGATGAGCCTCATTGTTCTCGTACTCATCATCATTCTCATCCTGGGTGTCGGCGGCGGCGCGTACTGGGGGCCGCAATACGGGTGGGGAGGACCGCATTATTTCGGCGGCGGCATTGGCCTGATTATCCTCCTTCTTCTTATCTTTTTCCTGTTCGGCTATCGTTGATGAGCAAGTACCAGGCCCGTGCCGCGTTGAGCCAGTTGGTCGGTCATCCGGCGTTGATCGCGCCAGCCTACGCCAATCAGGGCGTGACTGTTGGGACGGAAGTCACTTCCAGTTTGATGTTGGACGATCTGCGTGACCTCGCCGCTTTGGTCGAGGCCGAAGAGATCGCCAAGAACGCCGAACGACGGGCGGTCCTTGCTTCGTCTTACGGTTACGAAGAAAGCGGCACCAAGCCGTTCGTCTTCGCCGAGGGCAACGCCATCATCCCCGTTCACGGCATGTTAATCAATCGGTTTTCCGGTTCGTACGGGTTTGTCACCGGCTACAACTTCATCCGCAAACAGGCACTCGCGGCCAACGCCGATCCCGACGTGAAGACAATCATCTACGACGTGAACAGTAATGGCGGCACCGTGGCGGGCTGCGAGGAAACCGCCGACCTGATTTACGGCCTGAACGCCAGTCAGGGCGGCAAGCCCTCCGTGGCGGTGGTTGACGCCAATTGCTATTCGGCGGCATACATGCTGGCGTCACAGACCGATCATATCGCGATCACGCCCTCAGGCGGTGCCGGATCGGTCGGTGTCGTGATGATGCACGTGGACGTGTCGAAGGCTCTGGAAGACTTCGGTGTGAAAGTCACCTTCATCCACGCCGGGGATCACAAGGTTGACGGCAATATGTTCGAGCCGTTGAGCGATGAAGTGAGGGCCGATCTTCAGGCCGAAGTGGATGCCGCGTACGACACCTTCGTCGCCAAGGTCGCACGCGGACGTAGTGTCAGCGACGAAGCCGTGAGAGACACTGAGGCGCGGGCCTATGGCGCGCAAGACGCACTGGCTCTCGGGCTGGTGGACGCTATTTCCAATCCGTCCGAGGCGGTGGCGTCTTACACCGCCGCTGTTGCCACTGAAGACAATCAACCTGAAAGTGAGGAAAACATGGCTCCGAAACCCGCCGCCGCCGCAGTTGATCCGGAAGTTACTTCCACCACGGCTGATGCTTCTGTCGCCGTCGCCAAAGCCGCCCGCACGGAAGAGCGCGAGCGGGTGAAGGGAATTCAAACTCACGCCGAAGCGACAGGTCGTGAAACGCTTGCCGCGCATCTTGCCATGAACACGGATATGGATGTGGAAACGGCTGGCGGCATCCTGGCGGCATCTCCGAAAACTTCCGCTCCTGTCGCGGAACAGAAGACGGAAGAGAACCACTTCAAGACGGCCATGAACAACAGCAAGCAGCCCAATCTCGGCATGAGCGCCGTTGAAGGCGATGACGAAAACGTGTCCGACGAAGAGAAGGATCGTAGACGCGCCAAAGCTATTTTGGTATTGCAACACGGCAATAAGCGTCAGGAACAGGCTGCACGCTAATCGCGCCGCGCCTCTAACAGAAGGACATCTTTCATGCCGTACCCCAATCTCCTGGCCGGAGGCGTTTACGACGAAGGCGCTTTCACGCCGTTCGACCTGTTCGCCGGTGAGTCCGATATCGTCACCAGCCAAGGTGTCGTCGGCACGTCTCCGATCCCGCAGTTCGTCCCCGTCGCTCGTAACACGGACGGCACCATCGCCGCGTGGGCCGATGTCTACGCCAGCATGACCGGCACGTTCTCCGGCGTGGGAACCGCCAATGACACCATCACGCTGAATGGTCAGGTGTTCACCCTGGTCGCTTCCGCCGCGTCGCCAAATCAGGTCACGATTGGCGGATCGCCAGCGCAAACCGCGACCAATTTCGCCACCAAGGCAAACGCGCTTTCCGCCTCGACCTTGATGCACGTCACGACGAATGGGGCCGTCGTCACGGTTTCCGCCATCACGCCGGGTACCGCCGGTAACAGTCTCGCGATTGCCGAGGCCGGTACGGGCTTCTCGTTCACGGGCGCGGCGACCGTTCTCGCGGGCGGTGCCACGGCGGTTGCCGGTACCGCCATCGGCATCTCCGCGCAACCAGCGGTCGCCGGAGACAACATCCCCTATTACACCGGTGGGGTGTTCAACTGGAAGGCGATCACATGGCCCGCTTCGGTCACGACGTTGGAACAGGCGAAAGTCGTGTTTGATCGTACCAACATCTTGATCGGCAAAGTCCTCGGTACGTCGGCTCGTATGACCATTCCGTGAACCCGGAAGTTACTTCCGTAACCGCCGTTTGCTCCTGGGCGACGGGCCGTTTATCAAGGGAAACACACCATGCGTAATAAGCAGTTCGCGCCCGCCTCTTTCACCCCGCGCATCGCGGCGGGAGATATCGGACTTTATTCAGCGGTTACGTTGCTCGACGTTCTCTACGATCCGGCGAACGCGCCGGAACTCGATCAGTTCTGGATGAAGTTCTTCCCGCGAACGATCAACTTCACCACCGAAAAGATCATGTTCGACGAGATCGACAACAACGAATACCGGCTCGCGCCGTTCGTCGCGCCGAACGTGCAGGGTCGCGTGGTCGCGTCGAAGGGTTTCCAGACCCGTTCGTTCAAGCCCGCCTATGTCAAGCCGAAGCACGTTATCGACCCGGCACGGACGATCCCGCGCCGTGCCGGTGAACTCGGCAGCATCCTCGGCGGTGGCATGTCGCTGCAACAGAAGTTCGACCTCATCATGGCCGACAATCTGCGGCGCGAGCGAGCCATGATCGAAAACCGGTGGGACTGGATGGCGTGCCACGCCATCGTGGACGGCAAGATCACGGTGTCCGGTGAGGACTACCCGACGACCACGGTGGACTTCGGACGCAACCCTGGTCTGACCACGTCGCTGACCGGTGCCGCGCTTTGGTCCGCTTCGACGGCGACACCAATGGCCGACATTCAGGCCAAGCGGACATTGGCATTCAAGCTGTCCCGCTCGCCGGTCAACACGCTGATTTTCGGCATCGACGCCTGGACGGCGTTCACCCAGGAAGATCACCCCGACGTTCAGACCTTGCTCAACGTGTTGCGTCGCGGTGGCGAGTCCACCTTCAACGCGCCGAACATCAGCGACGGCTCGCCCTACAACTACCAGGGCTATATCGCCGGGGCGAACACCGGTCGGCTCGACCTCTGGACGTACTCGAATTTCTACGAGAGCGACGGCACGGACGGCAACACGGCGGGCGTCGGGATCAACTACCTCGATCCGTCGTACGTCGTGGGTGTCGGCGGCGCGATCAACGGCATCTCCTGCTTCGGCGCGATCATGGATCGTCGGGCGCAGCTTCAGGCGCTTTCGATGTTCCCGAAGGTGTGGGACGAGGAAGACCCGAGTGTGACCTACTCGATGACGCAATCGGCTCCGCTCATGGTGCCGCTGCGCCCGAACAACTCGTTTCGTCTGAAGGTGGTTTAAGGAGGACTGTCATGCCGCGTTTAATTCCGATGGTTTCCGTTGGCGTCAGCCGGAAAGCGGGTACCCGCAATCAGACCATCTATCCGGCCATCGGTGAGATGTTCGACTTCACCGACGAAGAGGTCAAGCAAATCCGCGCCGAATATCCGGAAGGTTTGCGGCGTCCGATCAACGAGACGGCTGGCGGTTCGGGTCGAAGGGAGTCACAGCCGGAAGTAACTTCCGAGGAAGATCATTCGGGAGAAGAGAACGTTGAAGTCACCGAGGAAGAGACTTCGACGGTGCAATCGGCTGGGCGTATGACGCCGCAACAGCAGCGGCAGCAAGCCGCGCGACGGGCTGGTGGACGCCGCACCAACGAGGACGAAGATCTGTGAGTTTTCTCGATATCAAAGCCATGACGCGAAGGCAGGTTCACGCGACCTTCGCGGTTCCGTGCGTGCTTACCACGGGAGACGGGTCGTATGCTCTCACGGCTCGTCTCCACGGTAAGCAGATGGTCGGCGGCGATATCGAGTCACAGGGTTATTCCGTTACCATCGAAGGCGTCTTTCGCGTGGTGTTCAACCGTGAAGAACTGATCGCGTTGCTTCTCAAGCCCGTTCGCGGAGATCAGGTTGTCTTCCCCGACTACATCGGTCCCGGCCAGGACATGGCGGTTGAACTGGACGCCCGCGATGAATACGACGGGCCGATAGACGAGAAGTGGTCCGTGGCGTCGTTCATGTCCACCGCGACGGCGACGGCTTCAAGCGCGGCGGGTGTCGGTGACGCGGAAGGCGACGAATTATGAGCGTCGATATCGACAGCAGCGGGATAGAAGACCTTGAACATCTGTTCGAGAGTTTTCCGGACAAGGCGCGTCAGGCGATGAGCATCGCGCTCAACGAGACGGCGCGTGGCCCCGCGTTGAAAGCCGCGAAGCGCAACATCATGGCGCAGATCAATTTCCCAGAGGGCTATCTCGATACTCGTGTGGAATTCAAACAAGCCGCCACGCCCTACAATCTGGAAGCGCGCATCGTGGGTCGTGACCGGCCAACTTCGCTGGCCCGCTTCACGCCAGCCGGGACGCCGGTCGGTCGCGCCGCCGTGGCCAACCGGGGCCTCACAGTCGTCGTCAAGCGCGGCTCGCCGCAGCGCATTCCGCAAGGTTTCCTGGTCAACCTCCGTAATTCCAACATCGGCCTCGCCATCCGGCTGAAACCCGGCGAGACTGTCAAGGGCGTGCAACGGTTCAATCCGGTGCGTCTGTTCCCCAACGTCTACTTGCTGTACGGGCCTTCGGTGGATCAGGTTTTGACCGACGTTGGCGACCAGATAGCCGAGGAAGTAACTTCCGATGTCGCGACCGAGTTCCATCGGCAGTTCGCCCGTCTCACGGGATTGGGCTGATGGCGTTCGGAGGCGACACCAAACAGTTCGTGATCCTGAAGCGTCTGACGACGCTGCTTGAAGGCGTCACTCCGGCCAATGGATATGACTTCAACCTGACCGGCAAGGTCTTCCGAGGCAAGCTGGTGTTCGGCGCGCAAGAGTCCACGCCATTCGTTTCGATTGTCGAGTTTCCGCGACCCGATACCGCGCCAATAGAGGGAGGGACAGAAAGGCTTCGTCGGCTTGAAGAATGGGAGTTACAGGTACAGGGATGGACGAAGACGACCCAGGCCAATCCGACCGATGAACTCTATGGGTTGAAAGGCGCGATTGAACACAGGCTGGCGCGGATCATGGACCCAGACGTTAGCGACTACAGACTTGGGCGCATACTTGATCGTGCGCGTATCGGACCCGGCGTGGTGCGGGCGGCTACTCCACAAGTGGCGGGAACAGAAGCCCTATACCTCCCGTTGATTATCCACTACACTTACAACGTCGCGGACCCTTGGGCGGTCTGATAACCAAACCAGTGTGAAAGGCAACAGGCCATGGCTGACAATCTTGTTCTGGGACGCGGCAAAGTATTCATCGCACC